AGACGGCCGATCGGGTGCGCGATGGTCTGCAGCCGCCGGCCAACGCATTGCCCAATGGGCAGGCACCCGGAGGCGCCCCGGGCCAGAGCACGGCGGAGCAACTCTCGCTGATCCCGGCTGCTCCAGCTGCCGAGCCTGAGCCAACGCAGACCACTCCCTAGCCTGAAGCCATGACTGTTCTCGACGTTCTCAATTCACCGTGGGCAATCATGCCCACTCGGCTGGAGGAGATCCAGGCGATTTACGCCGCCCGAGTGAGAGGCGAAGAGCCGGATATTGCGGCCATCGAGGCGCGAATCGGCCGACCACTGTCAAGCGAGCCACAGGGGTACGAGGTGCGCAATGGTGCCGCGCTGATACCGCTCTATGGCGTGCTGGGCCAGCGGATGAACCTGATGAGCAACATGAGCGGTGGCACCAGTACCGAACTGTTCGTACGTGACGTGCGGACCGCTGCGGCCGATCCGGCGGTGAAGTCAATCATCGTGCTTGCCGACACCCCTGGCGGCACGGTGGCCGGCACCCAGGCCGCCGCCGATGCGCTGCGGGCCCTGCGAGGCGTGAAGCCCAGCGCCACCTTCGTGCAGGGCCTGATGGCCTCGGCTGGGGTTTGGATCGGCAGCGCCACCGACATGGTGGCACTCGATTCCGGCACCGCCCAGGTGGGCTCCATTGGCGTGGTCGCCACCCATGTGGACGTGAGCCAGCGCGAGCAGGCGATGGGAGTGAAGACAACCGAGATCGTGGCCGGCAAATACAAGCGGGCCGCTTCGCAGTATGGGCCTCTCACTGAGACCGGGCAGCAGGTGATCCAAGATCAGGTGGACTATCTCTACGCCCTGTTCGTCGCTGATGTTGCTGCCAATCGCGGCGTGCCGGTGGAGCGGGTGCTGAGCGACATGGCCGATGGGCGGATGTTCATCGGCCAGCAGGCGATCGACGCGGGCCTAGCGGATCAAATCACTAGCCTGGAAACGTTGATCTCTCAGCTTTCATCCAGCGCCTCTACTGCAAGGCGCGCCACGACCTCCGCCAGATCCTCCATGGATTCCACTCCAACCCCCAAAGAGGCCGCCGCTGAATGGCAGGCTTCCAATCCTGAGGCCGCGGCGGTGCTGCGCGCCGAGGGCGCTGAGGCTGAACGCCAGCGGATCGCCGCCGTGCGCGAGCAGTCCATGCCGGGCCACGACGCCCTGATCAATCAGCTTGCTGCCGATGGTCGCACCACCGGCCCCGGGGCCGCTGTAGCCGTCCTGGCGGCTGAGCGCAGCTTGCGAGCCACCCAAGCCGCCGTGCGCCATGTCGAGGCCCCTCCTGCGGTGCCTTTCGCTCCATCGCCCGATGCACTGGAAGCGAAGGATCAGGACTCCAAGCCTGAACCAACGGCGCAGGAGATGGCCGAGCGAGCCAAGGAGCTGCAGGTCGCCGCTCGCGCCGAGGGTCGAACCCTTTCGGCGACTGATGCCGTGGCGCGTGCCCGGCGCGAACTGACCAAATCCTGAGGACCCTGCCATGACTCTCCGCAATCAAGGCCTAACCAAGGCGTTCGTGGCTGGCGCCGCGATCCCCGCCAACCGCTTCCTGAAGTTCGGCACCGATGACAGAACTGTGGTCCTTGGTGCCGCCGCAGGCGACTCTATTTTTTGCGTCTCTGACGACGTGGGCTGCGCATCTGGCGAGCGGCTCGACGTAGTTCTCACGGAAATTGCAACCGTCGAATTCGGCGGAACCGTTACTCGTGGCGGCCTGGTGATCAGCGACTCCACTGGCCGCGCCATTGCGGCTACTGCCACCGCCGGCTCAAACGTGCGCACCGCTGGTATCGCGCTGGCAAGTGCTGTCGTGGGCGACAAGGGCCCCGTTCTTCTTGTTCCTGGATCGTTCCAGGGCTGATTCACCCTCTGAGGTATTGATCCATGGCTTATCAGAACTTTCCCTTTCCGATTCAGCAGGAGCTGACGGCGATTGCGCTTGCCTACAGCAACCGCTCCTATATCGCTGACCTGGTTCTGCCTCGCACGCCTGTTAACAGCCGCGAGTTCAAGTGGCTGCAGTTCAATCGCGACGAAATGTTTACGGTCCCTGAAACCATGGTGGGCCGCAAAGGCGTTCCCAACGAGGTGCAATTCAGCGGATCCGAGGCCCCCGGCTTCGTCAAGGACTACGGCCTCGATGACGTGGTGCCCAATGAAGATCTGAACACCGCGCCTCCTGGCTACGACCCATTGGGCCGCGCAACCGAGGGTGTCGCCGAGCTGGTTGCGCTGGACCGTGAACTCCGGGTGCGCGATCTGGTGTTCAACGCCAACACCTACCCAGCAGCCAACCGGACAACGCTGAGCGGCACCTCTCAGTGGTCGGACTTTACCAACTCCGATCCCTACACCGCAATCAATACGGCTCGCGACGGCATGCTCATGGCGCCCAATATCGGCGTCATCGGCAAGCTGGCCTGGTCAAAGCTCAAGGTTCACCCGAAGATCACTGCAGCGCTGGCCCCCTCCAGTACCGGGAACACCAGCACCAGTAACGCGCAGGGAGCCCCCGCGTCTCTGCAGGCTGTTGCTGAACTGCTGGAGCTTGATCGGATCCTGGTCGGAGAGGCATGGGTCAACACAGCCAAGCCTGGCCATACCGCGAGCCTTTCGCGCATCTGGGGCAAGCACATGGCCTTGCTGCACGTCAACCCGACTGCCAGCGTCCGCGGCAATGCCATCACCTTTGGCTACACGGCCGAATACGGCAACCGGGTGAGCGGCAGCATCCCTGAGCCCAAGGTGGGCCTGCGCGGCTCCCAGCGCGTGCGCGTGGGTGAGAGCGTGAACGAAATCGTTTGCGCCTCTGACGTGGGCTACTTCTTCCAGAACATCATCGCCTGATCCATGAGTAAGTTCGTTGTGACGATCGGCCCCGTTGACCACGACGGGGCCCGCTACGAACACGGGGACCTGATCCCCGTGGCTGATGATGCAGCGGCTGCCCTGGTGGCCGCTGGTGTCATTGAGACCGTGAAAGCGGCCGGCAAGGACTCCAGGCCCCCGGCCAATGACAAGCCCCCAGCTGCTGACTGATGGCCTTCACCGAGGATCTCAGCGTCTTCCTCGACCTCAACGGCTTCGGCGTCCCTGTGGTCGCCGGGGCCGTTTCTGGCGTGGGGATTCTCAACCTTAACTCCGAGCTGATCCTTGGCGGTGAGATCAATGTGATCGACTACCTGTTGACTGTGCCCACGGCGACATTCGGCGATCTGGGATACGGATCCACGGTGATCGTGGATGGCCAGACCTACAAGGCCGAAACGGCGCCCATGAGGCTTGACGATGGCGCGTTCTGCCGGGTTGCGTTGATGAAGGTGGCAGCCGTCGTCACCCCCCTTGCCGGCCGAACCTTCCGCACTGGGTCGGGCCTGGTGCTGCGCAGCGGCGCCGGCCGATCCCTGCAGGCTCAGCCTGCCTAGCCTGAGGCCATGTCAGAAACGCGCATCACGATCTCTGAGCTGCCGGACTATGGCAGCGTGCAAGGCACCGACCGGATCGCGGTGGACCGCCTTGGCGCGGCAGTAACGGCCGGTGCATTTGTCGTAGATCAGGCCTATCAAATTGTCACCGTAGGCTCTACCAACTTTGCTGGAATTGGCGCGGCATCGAATACGGTCGGCGCTTATTTCGTGGCCACTGGCGCGGGCTCCGGCAGCGGCACGGCGGCGCCGATCAATACGGGCGATGTGGCCGCCTCCGCAATCGCCGCCCTGGCCACCAAGGCGACAGTGGGGCTAAGCAACGCCGACAACACCAGCGACCTAGGCAAACCAATAAGCACGGCCACGCAGACAGCCCTGGACGGCAAGGCGCCCACCGGCCCAATCGGCTCCAGCGGCTTGACCATGGCGGCCGGCATCCTGGGCCGCGAGAGCGGCACCGGCGCGCCGCAGGTGTTCACGCTGGGTTCGGGCCTGGCGATCGTAGGCGGGGCCCTGGTCGTCACGGGCGGCGGTGGCGGCGGTGGCGGTGGGTATCCGTCGCTGAGCATGCCGACGGGCTTCAGCGTCAGCGGCAGCGGCACAGCGTCGCTGGGGGTGACGTTCGCCACCGGCTACAGCCTGCCGACGACCGCGAAGCAGACCGATTGGGACGCGGCCTACAGCGAGCGGCTGCGCTGGGACGGGAGCAGCACGGGCCTGAACGCAGCGACCGCGCGCACCAGCCTGGGGCTGGGATCGGCGGCAACAGCGGCAAGCAGCGATTTTGCCACCGCCGCGCAGGGGGCTCTCGCGGCCACCGCTGTTCAGCCTGCAGCGCTGAGCAGCTACCAGCCCCTCGACTCTGATCTGGCATCGATTGCGGCGCTGACGACTACGACCTTCGGGCGGTCGCTGCTGACGCAGGCCGATGCTGACGCCGCCAGGACGGCCCTCGGCGCTGGCACCAGCAGCCTGGTCGTCAGCACCAGTGCCCCTCAGCCTTTGGCGGCCACCGCAGCGGCAGGTAGCACAGGGCAGGCGGCAGACGCAGGGCACGTCCACGCCCGCAGCACCTACGTGGACCTGGGGCCGGTCGCTGATGGGATCGTGTTCACAATCTCCAACCGTGGCGAGACCGCAACGGCGAGCATGAGCTACGACGAATCACTGCCGCTATCGTTTCCGGTTACGATAACGAAAATCACGTTTATCACGCATATTGATAATACAGGTAGCAGCACAACAACGCTGAGCGCATACAAACGAACTGCAGCAGGAGTGAAAACATCTCTGCTCTCTGCCAACGCAACACTGACGGCTGGCGCTTCAGTCGCTACCGGGCCGCTATCCGGCACGGCTGGCGTTTTGTCGTCGGCCGCTGGCGACCGCCTAGGGGTCGATCTGATCGGCCTGGGCACTGGTGCATCCGGCATCAAGTGCATCATCGAGTACACCCGCTCCCCTGCTTGATCATGACTGCTCCTACCATCACCACCAACCCTGATACAGGCGTGCGCTACTACGCCGGCCCCGGCCCGCAGGAAGGGCGAAGCGTAGACCTCTTCGTCCCTCTGCGAGGAGAGACAGCCACCAACCCTGGCGGCACCCGCTGGCCCAATTTGTTCGGCCTGCCCTATGACGGCTCCGAACTCAAGTACTACTTGAAGGGCGATCCAAAGGTGCGCGAGTATGACGCGCAGGTGTTCTATGAGGTGGCGAGCTGGGGCCCGGTGGATTATGTCAGTCCCAAGGTGGGCGGCCCGGCTGGGAACTGGGAAGAGGCGCTGGAGGTAAGGCTCCGCCCCGTGGAGGAACTGCTGAACCAGGTGGAGGCGATGCGGTTACAGGCCAACGCTCGCCTGTATCCGAGCAACGAAGACCCGATGCTGGGCGTGCTGCTGACTGAGGCGATCCGCCGCGACGCAGAGGGCACCGCATCGAGCTTCATGCGGGACCTGCTGGCCCGCCATCAGGCGCTTGTAAACGCGGGCTTCAACAACATGGAGCGAGCTGCCGAGCTGCGTCAGCAGATCCAGGCGGGCCAAGAGTTCGACTTGTCTGCCGGGTGGACCAATGAAATCACGCAATGAGTGGCGCCGCGGCCCCTATATTGGAGGTAACAAGATGCTAATTGTTCCTAGGCGAAGGTCTGAGCCAACTTTATGGACCCCAGCCTTGGCCACCACTGAGCTATGGCTCACGCCGCATGACACGGCCACAGCTACGATTGCGACAGGGGTATCCCAGATTCGGGACAGAAAGCTGGGGGCTGGGCGCGTTTTCGACCAAGCGACTGGCGGGGCTCAGCCTGGCCTGGGAAGTCCGTTAAATGGCAAAAACGGGCTAACATTTAACGGAAGCCAGTGGCTCACTTCTTCTAGTTCAACAATCTGGAATTTCCTGCATACCGCAGCCGGCGCGGGCGCAACTATTGTAGCTGTATGGCAGGCCGGGAATAGCGCTGACCCTAACGCTCTACATGGACTACTGGGAAACAACGCCGCTCAGAGTGCTAACCACGGATTCTCTTTGTTTTTTGATGACAGACTCCCTTCCGGCCGCAATCTAAGGGCTGGCGCACTAATAACAAGAGGGGTAAGCGGCCAATTCACAGCCGCAAATCTATCAGCGGACAACGCGCATCCGCCCAACACTCCTGCAATTATCACGCACATCGGCAATCCAGGCAATGGAACGGCTACTAATAGGTCGGCTATTACGGTCAACGGCGGGGCGGAAATCAAAAACAACACAGATCTAAACGCCGCTTCCTCGGCAAACGCTTCTCACCCGTTGCAACTTGGGGCGATTGGCAATAACGCCTCTCCACTCGTAGGCGTTATATGGGAAATCGTCGTCCTCCCTCCTAGCACCAGCCTCGCCACCGTTCAACTGGTCCAGGGTTACCTGGCCGGCCCCGCCGGATTTAACCTGCAAAACCTCCTCCCCGTAGGGCATCCCTACAAGTCTGCCGCCCCAACGGTGTGACCCCGGCGGCTCAGGCTCCCTAGCCTAAGCACAGTCCACCAGCTTCAGAATGGGAGTCGCTGAGTCAATTGCCCTGGCGGGGCTGGCCTTGACGGTTGGCGCTACGGCAGCCTCCGGGGTGAAAGCTCTTTGGGCGATCTCAAAGGGGCTTGGGAATTTTGAGGGAAAGATCCTTGAGATGCTGGCCCATCATCAGAACACCCTCGAAGACCACGAAGAGCGGCTCCGGGCGGGGAAGTTGTGAACCAGTTCCTAGGCCGCTGCTTGTCGTTCGCCGGGGCATGCTTGGTGATCGGGGCAACCCTGCTGACCGCCGGGTGGATTGCTTGCCTGCGTGCCAACAGGCCCAACTGTGAAGCACCCCTGGCAAGCGCCTCGGCCGCTTGGGCCGCTGCCGCCAACGTGGCCCTCGGCGTGGCCCTGCAGGAGCAGCGCAGGCCATGACCCTGAGCATCTCCTGCCGGATTATGGATGCCCTGGCCACCAGGCTGCAGGGCGCAGCAGCTGCAGGGCAGAGCGACATCCCCGATGTTGACGCCCTGTTCTTGGACTCGGCGCGGGTCGCCAGCTTCCCGGATGGCACGGTGATCAGCCTTGATCAAGATGGCCAGTCGTCCGACGAGATCGCTACCACCTGCAAGCTCAGCTCAACCCTGCCAGTGGTGGTGACTATCAGCGCCTTCCGTGCCCCCGGCGATGCGCCGAACTGGCAGCTGCTCGACCCGTTCTATGTTGCGGTTCACAGCCGGATCATGAGCGACCGCAAGCTGGGCGGGCTGTGCGATGACATCAAGTCAATCGGCCGCGAGCACAGCGCAGATATGCGGGCCTGCCTGGTGCGCTGTGCCTACTCTGTGCAATATCAGACTCTTGAGGCTGACGTTACCCAGCCATGACCAAGGCGCCTCCCCACCCCGAAGGCCCCGGTGAGTTTTACCGGGATCCCGCCGATACCGAATGGCGGGAGCTGACCGCCAGCCCCTCCGCTCCCCAGCCCGAACCCACCGAGGACCCGACCGATGGCCTACCGCGACCAGCTGCTGCAGATTAAGGCCGAGGCCACAAGCGGCACCCTTGAAACGATGGCTGGGGCGGACGTAGTCCAGGTGGGCCAGTTCACCCCGACCATCCAAGACTTCGGCGCGGCTGAGCGCTCCATGCTCAGCGCTCGCCCTGGCACCCCCGTGCCTGCGGTGATGGTCAACCGCCTGATGAGCTTCGAAGCGCCGTTTGAGTTCTCCGGCTCCGGCACCGCCGGCACCGCCGCCGGCCTCGATAAGCACCTGATGGCCGCCAGCCTCAATAAGGCGGTGGTGGGCGGCACCAGCGTCGTCTATGGCCTGGCATGGCCTCCTCCGGCCACCACCTATTCGGTGGGCTTCTTTCTGGATGGTGTGCGCTATGCCTGCGCTGGTGCCCGGGTCGAATCAATCACGATCAGCGCCAAGGCTGGCGAGGTTGTCACCGCAACCGCTGCGTACAAGGGCCTGTATCGCGCCCCTAGCACGCTCGCCAATCCGACACCGACTTTCCCCACCCAAGCCCCGGCGGTGGCGTTCAACTCCGCCAACACGCCAGCCGGCGGGCTGACCCTGGCAGGCGTGGCGATCTGCGTCGAGGAGTTCGAGCTCACCATCGCCAACACCACGGAGCTCTACGACCACGCCGGCTGTACGCCGCACATCGACCACACCGACCGAGCGGTGACCGGCTCGATCACGATCGCCCGGCCCCCGATTGCAACGCTCGACGTGTTGACCAACGCGGCCAGCTCCACCCTGGGCGCCCTCGTGCTCCCGTGGGGGACCACCGCCGGGAACATCACCACCTTGACCCTGCCCCAGATCCAGCTGGCGCCGGTCGGGCTGGTGGACATCCGCGGAAAGGTCGGGCTCAAGCTTGACTTCACGATGATCTCCTCGGCATCCAACCAAGAAATCTCCATTGCTCAGACCTGATCAGGCTGGCGATTCTGAACCTTCACTACACCACCACCCCATGGGATTCAAGCTCTCCGTCGCTACTAGCTACGAATGGAAAGTGGCTGGCAAGTTGGCCAACGAAAGCTATAGCTTTACCGCTGAGTTTGCCTTTCTCGATCAGGAGCGGATCGACTACCTGCTGGTGGCATCAGCAAGGCGATCAGCACTCCTGAAGCGCGGCGAGGATGACCCTGAACTGGAAGGGGTCAACCATCGGACCATCGCGGCCGAGGTGTTGGTCGGTTGGTCTGGTGTGACCGACGACGAGGGCGAGCCGATCAACTTCACCGCAGCATCGCTTGACAAGTTCCTGAGGATCCAGGGGGTGGCCAAGGCCGTGTGCGACGCCTGGGCCGAGAGCCTGGAGGGAGCCAAGCGGGGAAACTCCAAGGCGCCGCGCGGCATTGGCTGAGCGCGGCGCCTGATCACAATCCTCTGAAGCTGGCAGCCGCTGCCGATGGAATGGGCATCGAGATGCCGCCGGAGTGGATGGACCCAGCGCAGAACGAGCCCGAACACTTCGAGGTGTGGCCCGAGAACTGGGAAGCGGTTTGCCTGTTTACCCGCTGCCAGACCCAGTGGCGTACCGACAACGGCCACCGCACCGGTTTGATCTATTCCGAGCTGATCGCCATCGGTAGCCTGTATTCAGTGGAGAACCTGGGCCAAGTCGTGGAAGACGTGCAGGTGATCGAGGCCGAGATCTTGAATCAGGGGGCTAAGAGCTGATGGCCATGAACATGGACGCCCTGCTGAGGATCGCCGCAAAAGTCACCGGCGGCGAGCAGATCACAGCGCTGCAGGGCCAGTTCAGGCAAGTGGAGGGCGCCGCGCAGACACTCACCAGCAGGATCGGCCCGCTGAGTGGGGCCCTGGGCGCATTGGCGCCAGTGGCCACCGTGGGCGGCCTGGCGGCGCTGGTGGGCAGGACGATCGAGGCGGGCGATAAGTTCAACGACCTCAGCCAACGCACCGGCGTAAGCGTTGAATCCCTTGCCCGATTCAACAAGGCAGCTACCACCAGCGGCACCGATATTGACAGCGTGGGCAAGGCCCTCGGCAAGCTCAGCAAGGGCATGTACGAAGCCGCCGAGACCGGCAAAGGGCCCACGTCTAACGCACTGAGGGCGCTGGGGATCAGCGCCGCCGATGCCACCGGCAAGCTCAAGAGCGCTGATCAAGTGACGCTTGAGATCGCCAACAGGTTCAAGACCATGCCTGACGGCGTGGAGAAAACAGCGCTGGCGATGCAGTTGTTTGGCAAGGCGGGAGCAAAAATGATTCCAATGTTGAACGAAGGCGGCGCCGCCATCGAATCGCTCAGCGTCAAGATGACCGGCGCCTTTGCAGAAAAAGCCGACGAATATAACGACAAGCTGGCCATGCTGGGCGGCAAGGTCGGCGCCCTGGCTACTGGGATCACCGTCGCACTGTTGCCGGCTCTTGATGCCACTGTCACCGTGCTCACGCTAGTGGTCGATGGCTTTGCCAAGCTGCCCGGGCCCATCCAGGCCATCGTTGGCGGCCTGGCCCTGCTGGCGGTGAGCTTCACGGTGCTGGCCCCGATCGTGGCCAGCGTGCTCACGGTGCTGGGTGCGTTCCAGGGCCTGGCCATTGGCGCCACCATCGCTGGATGGCTGGGTGCAATCGGGCCGCTGACCACGGCGCTGGCCACGTTTGCCGCCACGATCGTGGGCTGGCCGCTGCTGATCGGCGCGGCGCTGGTGGCCGTGGGCGCGCTGGTCTACGCCTTCCGGGATGACATCGGCGGGGTGATCGCCGCCATCGGCAAGGCCATCCGCACCGGTATCAGCGCCGTGTGGGACTGGGCAAGCGGCGCCATGGGCAACGTGGCCACGGCACTGGCCGCGCCGTTTGAGAGCGCCGCCGGGGCCATTAAGAACGCGCTCCGCAGCGTGCTCCAGTTCGGCGCCCGGGTGATCAACAGCTTCCTGGGTGCCATCAACCAGATGATCAGTGCCGTGAATGCCATCGCCGGCCGCCTCAATCTCCCCAAGCTGCCCACTTTTGGCGCCGTGTCGGTTCCCAGCTTCGAGGGCGGCGGCTACACCGGCAACGCCCCGCGCTCCGGCGGCCTCGACGGCAAGGGCGGATTTATGGCAATGCTTCACCCCCGCGAAACGGTGATCGACCACACGAGGGCCCGGGCCGGCGGGGGGAGCTCCACCCCCACCAGCATCAGCATCCCGATCCAGACCGGCCCGGTCTACCGGCTGCCCGATGGCACAGACACCGTGAGCATGGCGGATTTCCAGGCCGGCATGCAGGCTCTGGCCTCCGGGATCCTGGGCCAGCTCGGCACGCCTGCCGGGCGCATGGCACTGCGGGGTGCCTGACCGTGAGCACCGCGCAAGCTGCATTCCTGGAGCTGGGCGACGGGTTCGGCACCACCTTCGCCCGGTGGCAGTCCTATGCGATCGATCAGATCGTGAGCTGGGATTCCCAATCCTGGACCTATCAGCAGCTGGATTGGGCAGGCATCACCTCAGGCCAAGCCGTGGGCGATCAGGCCAGCATCACCCTGCCGGCGGTGCCGTCGGTTTTTCAGCTGACCGAGCGGGCTAGGGCGGGCGCCTGGGTGGCCACACTGCGGGTGATCCAATGGGATGAAGAGCTGAGCTCCACTCCACCAGCCAGCGGCTATGTCCTGGCGGCCAGCTGCGTTGGCCAGGTGATCGGGGCCGGCGGCAGCCTGACGCAGATCACCTGGAAGCTGGGATCTGCTCTCTCGCCACTGGGAGCGCAGTTCCCGCCGGTGACGGCTATCACGGCGCTGATTGGGGTGCCCTGCCGGTTATGAAGTATCCAGACGCGAGCAGGATGCGCTATCCCGACGCCTCTCAGGCGTGGGACCCCAAGGCGCGACGTGTGCTCGAGGCTCGGCCAACGTCAGCTCCAGCGGTGGCACCCGTCAGCGGAGCGGCTCGGCCGCCAGCAGCTCGCGCCAGCGTCGCTGTCGCGGCGACTTTCGCCCCTGCCGCCGCCGCCCAATCCGGCAACCTCCCGCCGCCGGCCGCCGCCGCCGCCGCCGCCGGTAACTCGCCGCTGCAGGTGCCTCAGGCGGCCATGGTCGTTGGCGAGCCGATCCCGGTGATCTGGGGCCGGCGCCGCGGTAACGTCGGCGGCGTTTTGGTGTTCCCCCGGGCGACGGAGGCGAGGTTCGAGAACACCTCCACCACGGTCACCAGCCGCTATCACATGGTGATCTGTGATGGTCGGCTCCCCGATATTCAGCGGCGCGACGTGAGACTGGGCGAATGCCGGATCGGTACCTTCTCCCAGAATCATTCCCAGAGGGCCGGATCCTGGGCCCCCGGCAACTTCGCCACTGCGCAGACCGGCTACTCCGTTCCAACCTTCCCCACCTACACCGGCGGCGGCGGCAACTACCAAGGCCTGAGCACCTTCGAGGCCGGGGCCGCGTTCACCGGCGGGTCTGATGATTGGCGCCTGGGCTGGAACATCTTCCTGCGCGGCGGCACGATCGTGGAGCGCGGGCGGCTGCTCGACTCCACAGTGGCCAGCTCCGACAACA